GTCTGCAAGCCTCCGTCCTAAGTGTTGTATGGAGGCTGGGCGCGCCCGGCCTCAATATATCTAAAAAATATAGAGGCTGCATTACCTTATTAGGAAATGTTGCAGTACCGCATACCGCCATTGGCTTACTACTGCCGCATATCCTTTACCATATAAGGAAGAACCGCAGTACCTACTCTTGCCACAGGATGTCAGAAAATGCTGCAGTAAGTGCTCATTGGCTGCGGGCAGGAAACAACATCATTGGTTTAAAAATACTGCAGAGCTAGTCAGGAAGTCAGACTGCCGTGACAGCTGTAAAAGAAGGTCAGTACCGTAACTACTATAAAATGGGTGCCTATCAAAGCATAGCGCTCGTTATCTGGAATGGAATTAAGTTCTGCGTTGATGGTATTATTGATAATCAAGATTGCACTGACGGGAAGGTATTTGTTTTCTAGATGGGTGCTGTTATTGCAATGCTTGCCGCGGAAGGAGGCACACTTGCCTTGGAAGAGGCCTTAGGCGTTTCAATGGCTGCCCTAGAAACATCCGCAGCAATAGAGGGCTTTGCGGGTGTAGGGGAAATGATGGCTGCCAGTGGAATGGCAGGAGCATTAGAGGAAGCTGCTATGGAAACCCTAGGAACACAGGCTGCACAGGGCATGCTTTCTGAAAGCCTTGTTGGAGGAGGCGGTATAGCCCTTGCAACCCTTAACTTGTCCAGTGGTATCACTGGCATTATGCTTTCTGATTTTCATGGAAATGGAAATAGATTCCCTTATTTACTTAAAGAAAATCAGGAGGGAGAAATACCTGCAGTTCTTTTGTCACTTACTAAGTCTCCTATTCCAGGCAAAAAGTGGGGAGCCAGAAGATTTGTCAAAAAGGTTGGATACAAAAGGAAAAGACGGGTCAAAAAAAGAGCTCAACCTCCCCAAGAGGCGGAGGAAGTGGTGGAAGAAGAAAGAAGATACCCCCTCAGACGCGGGCCCCTCTTCAGAAGGCCTCGAGAAAGGCAGCCCTACAGAGAAGAAATAGAAAATCTGCTCTTCGTATCAGCGGCTACTTCAGGTGTAAGAAAAAGGCGCAAGGCTAGAAAACCCCGCTGCACCCGCTACTATCCCAATGGCAACTGCCAAGAAAAGAAAGGTCCAAAAGGGCCCCACTCTTCTAAAAGGAGGCTTTGAGCTTCTTGACCTTGTGCTAAGCCCCGATGAGAAGACAACGCTGGATGTGGAATATTACATCAATCCTTCTGACCCCGAGGGTGACCAACCAAAATGGCAGTCTGGGACCCTCAAGCTTGACAAGATTGGCCGCCAGGAAAGCGGTGATACCTTTATTGTTTGGGAATGTACCCATTTTACAAGGTATAGATATAAGATGTTGGGGGAAAGGAATTTTGTGGAAGAGCAAGGTAAAGGCCCAGCCGGTACGGGCCTTATCCTCAGTGGTAAAAGACCACTGTTTGCAAAAAATGAAAGTGGAAAAGAGAAAAGGATCTATGATCCAAAGGCCACTCTCACACCTGTTAGCAAGAATGAGGAAATGGCTTTTGGCTATGACATGTTTGACCCCCTGAGGAATAGTAATTACTATTACTCCCTCAAAATAATAGAAACTAAGAATGCCCCTTATATCAACCATGACACAAATAGTACCACAACAATGGTACTGGATGAGAATGGTGTGGGGATTCTCTGCCCGGGTGAAATGTTGTTTGTCTCTGCCATGGATTATGAATGTTTTGCATCAAGTGGCAAGGAAAAGATACAAATGTTTTCCTCACTGTTTACCTTCCACTTCAGAATGCGCAGAGTGAGATCTAAACTTCTGCTGCAGGATATGTTCTTGGAGAGGTTCCGCAAAGAAACAATTAGTAATGAAAAGGATGGGGAGGTTGATGTAATATTGCAAATAGGCAATAATGAGGAAGGACGCATTCCAGAGCTTTTGTAACTGTTTATTGATGTATGCATAATAAAGTTTATTCTGAATCACTTATAACCTCTGGACACATCAGTCTGTCTCTCCAATAATTGTCAAAAATATTCTTTCTAACCTGGTTAACAATAGGATCTTCATCACTATCCCAGTCACTATCATCATCAATATCACAAAAATGTACATCACAATCCACATTAGGTTTACTATTAAGACATAAACATGGCAGTCCCAGTTGTCTTCTAAATGCTCTGCCTCTGGCTTTCATTTCCTTCCGGCGGGTGCGAGAACAACGGGGTACCTTCTTCCGTGGAGCATTCGGCGGTCCCCTGCAATATATTGTAGTATATTGAATGTGCGGTCACTTCATTCTTTAGGATAGAACACCATTCCTGGTTGTTCTCAGTCCAGTCATCTTTATTATACACACATATCATAGCAAGCACAAGACATTCCTTACTTGATAGAAAGGAAATGCTGACATCATTTTTTTTAATAGCATCTGCAACATGCTTTTTTACAGTGAACCCAAACACCTTTAAGCATCTTTGCTTTACACCTGCTGGGATTCTGTAGGGGTTGCATGTAATTAAGCAGGGTGGAAACTGCTGCTCCACCTTATTTACATGTTTCTGTTCCAGCCCAACAGGGCATAACCCGTCTAACAGGTCTCTCAGTTTATCCAGATTGGGGAATCCAAACCCTTTACCATAGGTTCCGGAGTCATCATATGGCTCGCCCATCACATCTTCCATCAAAACACAATACCGGCCAATAGCTCTTCCTAGCTCAAACTTTAAATCCTCAAATCTACTATTAACATTTAAGCTGGGTGCCTTTAGGAGGGACCGGATGGAGTTTGCAATTGTTGTTTTGCCAGAGTTATAAGGCCCTCTAAATACAACCACTCGTCTTTTAGGTAATGCCTCAACAAAAGCCTCTAACAATGTATCCATTAACAGTTTAAATGCATTTTCACCGTGACATATCTCAATAAAGCACGCTACAGCTGCACTTATAGCTGCGGTAATTTCTAGTTTCCGGCATAGATCTAAGGTTTCAGTAAAGTATCTATTGAAAATATCTTTTCTTGAGGAGGTATGCATGGTGTAAGCCTGTTCAGCAATCACAGAGTCTCTTGCAGTACTTGCAAGTTTCCTTTTATCTTTACTTCTGAAGAATATGCAGGCATTTCTGTGGTGGTATATATGGTTTTCCTTGTGTTCCTTATTTGTTTTGCACAGTTCACATTTATCGGGCAGCTTAGAAAAGTTATCATATGCCCCCATTAACAAGTACATATTACAATGTCCACATTTTAGGGCAAACTGTGTAAATTTGTACATGTCAAAGTTGTCTCCAACACTCTCATCCTCTGTAGGGAATGAGTCCTCTGCAATGTCACCCTCATTTTGGGGGTCCCGCATAGCTGATATTAAAGGATCCTTGTGGTTCTTATGTACAATAAACACATCATATGGTGCTACTCTACAACATTTACCACAGCCCCTTTCAATAGCACTCGCACGATGGGATCCCATAGTTGAAAAGAGAATTGCATCAAATTCCCCAAGCTGTTTAATTATTTGGCAGTTAACTTCTACTCCTGAATCAGCTAGGACCCCCATTATAGGCTGCAGTTTTTCACGTACACAAATGATAACAAATAGAGAATAGCACCGGTGACATTTAGGGGATGGTTTTTCCACATGCATTCTAATATAACGAGGTATAGTCATTGACCTTTTAGGCGGTGTCCATTGTGAAGACTGTGAAGAAGAAGGTCCCGCATCATCATCATCATCAGAGGATAATCCATCATCCCGGGCAAAGTAATGCAGGTCTCTGCCAGTTTCAGAAACACATTTCCATGCGGCATTAACCTTTTGAGTGCTTTCAGTAGATCCTCCTTTGTCCGGGTGGTTTTTTCTTAGCCATTCGTCTCTTTTCTCCTTTATCTCTTGCAGGCTGAGGGTTGCTCCCCTTTTTATTCCAAGATGCCTTCTCAGAATGACAAGAGCATTGTAGTAATCCAT